CCGACCGGCGCTGGGTGTTCCCCGCCGACTACGACGTCCCGCAGCTGATCGACACGCTCGACATGCTGCGGCTGATCATCGATCCGAAATCGGCCTATACCGAGAACGCGACCTATGCGCTCGGCCGCGCCATGGACGATGAAATCATCGCCGCCTTCTTCGGCGACGCCAAGACCGGGGAAACCGGCGCCACCACAACGTCCTTCCCTGCCGCCAACCAGGTCGCCGTCGACTACGGGGGCGCCAGCAATACCGGCTTGACCATCGCGAAACTGCGCGAGGCCAAGCGGCTCTTGATGACCAACGAGGTCGACGTCGAGGCCGACACGCTCTACGTCGCGATCACGGCGCAGCAGCATGACGACCTGCTCGGCGAGCAGCAGGCGATCTCGCTCGACTACAACACACGGCCGGTGCTGGTGGACGGACGGATCACCTCGTTCATGGGGTTCAACTTCGTCAACACCCAGCGGCTCGGGCTCAATGCCTCTACGTTCCGGCGCGTGCCGGCGTGGGCGAAGTCGGGCATGCATCTCGGCACCTGGCAGGACATCCGGCACTCGGTGTCGACCCGCCACGACCTGCGCAACGAGCCTTACCAACTCTATTCCGTCGCCACCATCGGCGCGACGCGGCTGGAGGAAGGCAAGGTGATCGAAATCATCTGTGCGGAATAAGGAGGCAATCATGGCAGTCGTTACGGTAAAATCCACACAGATCTCGAACCGCGATGCCACGCCGGTGGTCTTGAGCTCCGGCGCGCTCACGGGCGCCAACGTCAAGGAAAGCGTCGGCACCGTCGCCATCGCGTCCGGCGACAGCATCGCCTCAAAGTACCTGATCTGCGAAGTGCCCTCGAATGCCGTCATCAAGCATGTTGGCATCGATGCGCCCGACATCGGCACCACGACGGCCGGCGATCTCGGGCTGTACCAGACCACGCAGAACGGCGGGGCTGCGGCCGACGCCGATCTGTTCTGCTCAGGCTTAGCGCTCGGCTCGGCGGCGATCGTTGCCGCCACCAATCAGATGTACGAGTCTGGCGTCTATACCGTCGCCACCTCGACGCAGGCGGTGTGGCAGAAGCTCGGGCTCGCGTCCGATCCTGGCCGCAACTACGACGTGGTGCTCACGCTCACTGCGGCGGCCGACGCCGCCGGCACGATCGCCGTGTCGGTCAAGTACACGCAGTAAACGTCAAGACGGGCGTAAACGCCCTTTCGTTAACGTCAAGACGGGCGCAACGCCCTTTCGTTAGTGCCAGACTGGGGCGCAGCCGTTTGCGCCCTGATCTTTTTCCTGGGAGCAGGAATATGCCGAGCCGGCACTGGTCGAGCGATGTTCCCTACACCTCGCGCGCCCGCGAAGGGTTCCCGAGCTATGCGCGGCTGCGCGCCGACAACCCGCATGCGGTGACGGCGCCGCAAGTCGGTCTAGGCAACGTCGACAACACCGCGGACGCCGACAAGCCGGTCGGCGACGCCACACAGGCCGCGCTCGATCTCAAAGCCCCGCTCGCCTCGCCGGCGTTCACCGGCGATCCGCAGGCGCCGACGCCGGCCACGGCCGATAACGACACGAGCATCGCGACCACGGCGTTCGTGAAGGCGCAGGGCTATGTGACGGCCGCGCACACGCACGCGCAGTCGGATGTCACCAACCTCGTCGCCGATTTGGCGCTGAAGGCGCCGCTCGCCTCGCCCAACTTCACCGGCTACCTGCGGCTCTCCTCAGTCATCACGCCAGCGGCGCTGACCGCCGACGTGAACAACTGGGCGCCGGACGCAGGCGCCGCCGCTGCGGTCTGGCTGATCAGCGCAACCACGCCGGTGAACATCACCGGCATAGCGCCGGAGGGCGGCAACACTGGGCGCCTCCTCGTCCTGCACAACACCACCTCGACCGCGATCACCCTCAAGAACGATAGCGCCTCCTCCACAAGCACGAACAGGTTCGTCTTCTCTGGCGGAGTGGATGTGGTGCTCGGTGGCGTCCAGACCATCCAGCTGATGAAGATCAACACCCGCTGGCGCGCCCTCGGAGATAAGTTCTGAGATGGCCGTGCGCTACTTCAGCCTGTCGCAGGGAGGCCAGAAAACCGCCGTCGTGGCGGCGGCTTCCGCCCAGGGCGGCAGCGTCGAGATCGCGGTTGACGCCGACGGCATGAGCACGGCCGAGTTCGTGCGGCTTCTCACCGATGTGCGCCAGCATATCGACGAAGGCTACTGGCCCGATGCCCCGGCCACGCTGTGGACGCCGGCCGATCTCGGGGCGGGTCTGCTGGCATGGTGGAACGCCGACGATCTGGGCGAGGGGCCGGCTAGCGCCTGGGCCGACCGCATTGCCGGCAATACGCCCGTGCAGGCGAGCCCGGCCAATCAGCCGGTCGCGGGCTGGGCGTCGTTCAACGGCGTCGGCGGTGTGACGTTCGATGGCGTCGACGACCAGTTGACGCTGGTCGGGACTGGCAGCCTGCCGGTCGGCGCCGTGCCGTGCGAAGTGTGGACGCTAACGCGGCGCACATCCGGGTCGACGATAACCGTTTTCGGATATGGCGGCGCCGCCGCCAGCTTCCGTACCGTGCGGCGCTCGGGCGGCCTGGCGCAGATGCACGACGGCAGCGGCGGTCTTGTCAACGGCGGCTCGTTTGGTGGTTTCGGCATCCTGGGCGCCCGCTTCGATGCCGCGCTGTTCACGTTGCGGCAGAACGGCGCGCAGGCCGGAACGGACGACGCAACGCTCAACACCGACGCGACGCGGCTGCGCATCGGGGCGAACACGGCCACATCGGCGGCAAACCTCTTCGGCGGCATCGTCCGCCATATCCTGGTGACCGACCTTCTCGCGCTCTCCGATCAGGAAAAAATGGAAGGCTGGCTGGCGCACGATGCGCGCCTGCCGAGCCTGCTGCCGCCCACGCATCCATACGCGCATTTCCCGCCGGGGGTTTGACGGTAACGGAGGACAGTCATGGCTCGTTTCTACAAGCTCGCCAAAGGCGGGCAGAAGACCGCGGTGGTGGAGAGCGCCACGGCGACGCTTGCCGGCGCCGGCGTCGAGATCGCGGTCAACTTGACCGGCGGCCTCGACCGCGCCGAGTTCGCCCGGCTGGTCGAGGAGATCAAGAACGCCGCGCTCGAGGATCGGTGGCCGCCGGCTTGATGTCATGCCTGCATCCCGCACGGCCATCGCCAACCGCGCGCTGACCAAGGTCGGCGCGGCGCGCATCATCGATCTGACCGACGACACCCCGGAAGGGCGCGCCGTCAATTCCATGTACGACATTGAGCGGCGCGCGCTGCTGCGCGAGTACGGCTGGAATTTCGCCACCCGGCGCTGCAAGCTCCCCGCGCTCGCCGATCCGCCCGATTGGGGCTATGCGCTGCGCTACCAGCTCCCCGCCGACTTCATCCGCTTGATCTATGTCGGCGAATGGTACGCCTTCCCGGTGCGCCGGCCCTATGTCACGGGCCCGCTGCAACCGTGGCACGTCGAGGGCGGACAGGTGTTCACCGACCAGGGCGCGCCGCTGCCGATCGTCTACATCGCCGACACCGAGGAGGCGCAGGACGCGCTGTTCGACAATGCGCTTGCCTGCAAGCTCGCGGTCGAATTGAACGTGCCGATGACCGAGGGCGGCGCCGACCGGCGCGAGCTGCTGCTGAAGGAATTCGACTACGCCATCAAGCGCGCCAAGCGCGCCGGCGCGATCGAGAACCCGCCGGAGCCTATTCCCGACGATGCCTGGATTTGGGGTCGGCTGTAGATGGCTCGTCAGTATGGGATCTGGACGCAGTTTAACGGTGGAGAATATTCGCCGGCTATTGATGGTCGTGTAGATCAAGAAAAATATTTTACGGGGGCGAAGGTCCTCGAGAACTTCATCCCGACGGTGCCGGGCCCGGCGGTGCGGCGCGGCGGGACCCGCTTCGTCGCCGAGGTGAAGGATCAAAGCAAGCGCACTTGGCTGTCGACGTTCCAGTTCAACGAGGAGCAGAGCTACATCGTCGAATGGGGCGAGAACTATCTGCGCCTGTTCGTCAACCGCGCACCGCTGCTCACCGGCGGCGCGCCGCTCGAAGTGGCGACGCCGTATGCGGAAGCCGACCTGATCGCGGCGGCGGGCACCTTCGCATTGCAGACCGTGCAGTCGGCCGACGTGCTGTTCGTGGTCTCGGTCAAGGGCGACCAGCAGCCGCGGCAATTGCGGCGCATGGGCGCGACCGACTGGACGTTCCCGGTCTACGACAATCTGGAGGGGCCGTTCCACGACCTGCGCAGCGACGAGGCGATCACGCTGGCCGCCTCAGCCGCGACCGGCGCGATCACGCTCACCGCCTCGGCGGCGCTGTTTTCCGACGATGACATCGGCAAGCTGGTCTATCTCGAACCGGAGAACCTCGCCGCCGTCGGCTCCTGGCAACCCGGGCTCGGCGTCGGGGGGGGCGACATCGACGTCGTCCCCAGACGCAACGCCGGCAACATCTACCTGTGCCGAGGGCCGATCACTGGCGCGACCGGCGCGGCGCCGCCGATCCACGATCGCGGCATCGGCAACGACGGCGTCATCGATTGGGAATATCTGCATTCCAACTACGGCATCGTGCAGATCGAAGCCATCGCCTCGGCGACGGTCGCCAATTGCACGGTGCTCAAGCGGCTGCCGGACGAGAGCGCAACCTATGCGCAAGCCGGCGTCGTCGCCAATCCGACCAAGTGGTGGGCGTTCGAGGCCTGGTCGGACGCGGAAGGCTGGCCGACCACGGCCGCGCTCTACAAGGAAAGGCTATTTTTCGGCAAGGGCCGCACCATCTACGCCAGCCAAGTCGGCGACTTCTTCAGCCACAACCGCAAGATCGGACCCGACTTCACGCCGGATGCGGCGATGGTGCTGGCGATGGCGACCGAGAGCGTCGACGAAATCCGCTGGATGATGCCGATCGCCAACGCGCTCGCCGTCGGCACCGCCGGCTCGGAGGTGATCGTCGCCGGCGCGACCGAGAACCAGCCGTTCTCATCGACCAACGCCACCGCCGTGGTGATGACCGGCGTCGGCTCGCAGCGCCTGCAGGCGATCCGCATCGGCAACGTGGCGCTGTTCGTGCAGCGGCACGGCCGCAAGATCCACGAATACCGCTTCGCGCTGGAGGAGGACCGCTACGTCGCGCCCGACCTCACGATCCTCGCTGACCACATGCTCACGAACGGCGTCATCGACTACTGCTACCAGCAGGAGCCGGATTCGATCCTGTGGGTGGCGACGGGGGCAGGCGAATTGCATGCGCTCACCCACAACCGCGACCGCGGCGTGGTCGGCTGGCACCGGCATCCGCTCGGCGGCGACGGCTTCGTCGAAAGTTGCGCGTCCATCCCGCATCCCGACGGGACGCACGACGATCTCTGGCTGATCGTCCGCCGCACCGTCAATGGAACGACCCGGCGCTATATCGAGATCCTGGAACGGCCGCTTCAGCGCGGCGCGTCGAAAGACGATGCCTTCTATGTCGACTGCGGCGTGAGCTACAGCGTGGCGGGCGCGCCGCAGACGGTGTTTTCCGGGCTCGATCATCTCAATGGCGAGACCGTGCATATCCTCGCCGACGGCGCGGTTCTCCCGCCGCAGACCGTGCTCGGCGGGCAGGTGACGCTGAGCGAGCCGGCCGCGCGCAAGGTGCATATCGGGCTTCCCTATGCCTCGCGGCTGCAAACCATGCGGGTCGAGGCCGGCGCTTCCGACGGCACCGCGCAAGGGCGCATCAAGCGGATCGCGAAGGTAGTCTTACGCCTCGACACCACGCTCGGCGGCCGGGTCGGCACGCGCTTCGACCGGCTGTCCGAGATCCTCTACCGGTCGAGCGCCATGGAGATGGACGAGGCGCCCGACCTCTTCACCGGCGACATCCGCATGTCGCTCGACGGCGACTGGAGCCGGGAGGGCCACATCTGCGTGTCGCAGGAGCAGCCGCTGCCGATGACGGTGACGGCGATCGTTCCGCAGGTGTCGACCAATGACGCTTGACATCCGCCCGCTGCTCGCGGTCGGCGAGCTGCAAGCGATCCGGCCGCAGCCGCGGCAGGCGGCGGCGCTCTTGACCACCGGATCGAGCGAAGCCGACTACGCGGCGATGCTTGCGGCCGGGCCCGGCTTCGTCGCCTACGATGCGGCCGGACCGCTCGGCGCGGTCGGCCTCGCCGTGCGCTGGCGCGGCAACGCCGCGGCCTGGGCGCTGCTTTCCGAGCGCGCGATGCATGACCCGGTCGGCGGCGTGATGATCACCGCCATGGCGCGGCGCATGCTCGAGGATGCCGGCTTCGAACGCATCGAATGCCACGTCGAGGAGAGCTGGGAGCGGGCGCACCGCTGGGTCAAGGCGCTCGGCTTTGCGAGCGAAGGGCTGATGCGCAAGTTCGTCGACGGCCGCGATTTTCGGCTTTATGCGCGGGTGAGATAAATGGCGTTCCTTCCTGCCGTGCTGGGCGTTGCCGGCGCCGCGATGTCGGCTTTTGGCTCAATCTATGCCGGCCAGGCGCAGGCCAATGCCGCCAACTACAATGCGCAGGTGCAGGCCCAGCTCGCGCAGCAGCGGCGCGAGGAAGGCGCCGCGCACGCCGAGCAGGCGACGCGCGAGATGCGCCGCAATCTCGGGCTGCAGCGCGCCGCGATCGGCGAGAGCGGGTTTGGCTATTCCGGCTCGCTGTTCGACGTTTCGCAGCAGTCGGCGGCGAACCAGGATCTCGACGTGCTGACGCTCGCGCACGAGGGCAATGTCGCGGCCATCGGCCACCTCAACAACGCGCAGCGCTTGCGCGCGGAGGCGGAGGCGGCGCGCACCGGCGGCTACATCGGCGGCGCGACGCGGCTCTTGTCCGGGCTCGGCAGCTTCGGCTACGGGCGCTCCGGGACCGGCGGCGGCATGTCGAATTTGTGGGTCTAAAGGGCGTTCACGCCCGTCTGGATGCAAATAGCTCATGGCGATCCCGATCCCGTACTTCCAATCGCGCGAACGGGTGCAGGCGGCGTTCCCGGTCGGCCAGGCGACGCCCGACCAGTTCGGCGCCAATATCGGGCGCGAGCTCGCCGGGCTCGGCTCGACGCTGGCCATGCTCGGCGGGCGGTTCCGCGAGCAACAGGAGAAGCAGGCCGACTTCGACGCGCAGATCGCCGAGGATCAGTTCCTGCAGCGCATGCAGGAACGGGAAGCGGAAGCGCGGCAGAACGCCGACCCGACCGGCAAGGGCCACACCACCGGCTTCATGACCACGTTCGGGCAGGAGGGCGAGCAGTTCATCCGCTCGCTGCCGCCGCCTTTGCAGCAGAAATACCGGGTACGGCTCGCCGGCTACACGCGAAGCTATTCGCTCGCCGGGGCGAATTTCGAGCACAAGGCGCGGCGCGGCTACGAAGATGGGCAACTGACGATCTATCAGGATCAGTTGCTGCCGGCGGTGACCGCCGATCCCGACAGCTACGACGCGCGCTACCAGGAATTGTCCGAGCGCGTCAATCGAACCGGCATGCTGCCGCAGGAAAAGGCGCTGTTCCTGGAGCGCGCGGAACTCAACATGATGAAGGCGCGCATCGACGGGCTTGCCAGGCTGGAGCGCAACGACGAGGCGCAAGAGCTCGGCCGCGTCTATGGCGAGAAGCTCAAGAACCTGCGCACGCTCGCGCCGCGGTCCGACATCAATGCCGCCAAGGAGGCGATTGCCGGGATCGAAAGCGGCGGCCGATATGACGCTCTCGGGCCTGTCATCGCCAAGACCGGCGACCGCGCCTACGGCAAATACCAGGTG